TCATTTTGTGATACGACGTAGGCTCACTTGCGCCAATCTGAATTGAAAAGCGCGTGGTTTCTGACGAGTACATAAACGACGACAACTGGTCAATGTGCGGGAAAATCTTATTAAAGTGCGCAGGCGATTCATCCATGCCTGAGCCAAAAAGATAGTAAGAGCGCAGCATGCTGTAGACCGACATGCGCTCTGATTGCGACACCATGCACTTGTCGATCAAGTCCATGTAGAACTGCTGACGGTCTACTGGCTCTTTGGGTATTCTCATCGTGCGATCTTTAGATTTTCATGGTCAGCAATGTAGGAGCCAACTTTTGGGCCAGCCAATGGCGCACCAGAGTTTTTAACGGCTGCCATACCAGAGACAGACTCATCAGCCACCGGGCGCAGGTTGTACTGGCCCAGTTCTTTGGGGCTTCCCCATCGCGGAGCGAAAGGGTTGTTAGGTTGCTTGTAGCGAGGCGGTTGAGCCTCACCCTCTCTAGCGGGTTTGATGTCACTCATCTTGAAATCCAGTGCAAGTTGGTTGAGTGTTTTGTCATTATGCTTCGTTCTTTCGCTTTTTACACCAATTGGCTTCAAAAATACAACATGAACATCCGTGCAGCCAGCAGGACACACAGACTCTTTTGATTCAAAGTACCCATGCACTGGGCATTTGTAGTCATGCAATACACTCATAGTTAGCCCCTTTTCTTACTTAACAAGTTTCCACGTGAATAATCGTACTTATTAACGGGTTTGACGCTTAAACTGAACCCGTTTTCGCTTTTAACTATCAAGGTTGACCTTTTCATAGTCGGTTTAACCTCATGTTGGGCGTGATAACCCAAGAATTTACGGCCTGCGATGTCCATTCGGGTGCCTGCTTCGCCGTTTTCCAGGGCCAAAAGAGCGCGTGAGAGGCGTCTTTGACTGGTTTCGGTCATGCGCATGTTGCCCTCAAAGATCATTTTCTTCATGTTTCGGTAGTCGATGCAGGCAAAACGGGCAAATTCTTCCATTGAAAAGCCGCGTTTACGGTTGCCATTCATGTTTTTAACGCGCTCTTTGATGGCAGCAACGGTCAAAACGTCCATTATTGGAACCCTAGTGCGCGTAAATAGTTGCCAACCTGCTTACCGACCTGTGCTTGCCCACCATTTTCGGCCTCATCGTCCTGCACAGCCTTCTTTTCTCGCGTTAAACGCATCTGAATGAGCCTGGGCTGCAATTGTTCGGCATAGGCGGCGGTTGCCAAGGCTGATGCCATGACCCGATCATCCTTCGCCCTGCCCATCGCGGCAATAGTGCCGTTGTCTCGCACGATGCCTTTCATCTCGTCGATGCAATCGCTGCTGTACATGTTCAACATGCCACGCTCAAAGTAGTCTTTAAGGTAACTAAGCATGCGTTCTTTGCTGCTGTGTGTGGTTACCCATCCAATAGAGTTTGAGATTCCAAAGGAATCGTTGCGCCGCCAGAGGTAATGCTGCATGTTGGACAGCACATTCGTCAGTTCTCGGCCCTCGTTGCCGGGTAACTGGGTGGCTTGACGCTTGAGATTGCGCATTTCTTGAATAACGGCTTGACCTGGGCCGTTGACTTCAAGGTTTAAGGTCGAATTGACGTAAGCGCCTGCCAGATAGCAGATCACCCAAGCAAATTGGAAGGTATTGAGTTCAGAGGTGGCAAATTCAGCCACTTGGTCCATGCCATCGGCGTAGCAGCGGAAGACTTGGATGCAAAAACGGTCTGCCCAGTCACTTGACCCGTAGGCAGGGTCAGCACCGATCACGTAATAGGCCGTAGAGACGGGTTCTTCCCATATTTTAAGTGTGGCAAGGCGCTCAGTGGATTGGAGTAACTGCGTATCTTGGAAATTGGCACCCATTGAGAAGCGGTAGGAAATAAACGCCTCCTTCTTGGACGCTTTCATGGCGTCGGTACACCTAGCAGTCGAGAAGAACGAACTTCCCGTCATCACAAAAGCGTAATCCTCTGTCGGTGGGAACTCCTGGTACATCATTCCCTCGTCTTTTAGACCCTCATGCAGTTTCCAACGCCACCAGGCAATCTGTCTGCTGTTGACGTCAAAGTTATAGACCTTCTTAATGTCTTTGGTCCACTCTTTTTCTTCTGGGCTTAGTTTGCCGTCCCAGTAGACCTTGTAGATGTCGCTCTTAGGGTTAGCAGAGTAGAACTGGTTACGCCACCAGCCAACGAAGATGGCCTTCTGTGTCCTTGCACGCTTGGCTGTGGTCCACATGTCGTGGAACATGTTGAACCCTCGGGCGGTGGACTCAAACATGTAGTAGCGCAGGGGGTTGTTCTCAGCAAGGGAGGCTAGCAGAGAAGCCAGTCCCTCTTCGTCACCCCAAGAAGATGTCTCAGTACCGTGCAGAAACGTAATTCCTTTGCCGCGCCCAAGGCTACCTTTCGCTCGGATACCTGCAACCTGATAGAACAGGCGTGATCGGTTCTTAAGAACCATCTGGTTTCTGTTGTGGGACATAAGGGGAATCTTGTATTCCTTGGGCAATCCGTCCATGTACATCTGTAGGGTGCTTCTAAACTGCTCACGGTTTTCCTCTGTGTCCGTTGTAAGGGTGCCTTGCATACCCGGGTGAATGAAATGCCAGTACAGATCAAGGGCAAGGCTGATGGTTGTGATGCCTAACTGCCTGCCTTTAAGGACCACAAAGAAGTGTTTGTCTTCAGCCAGTCCTCGGGCCACCTCGTCCATCACATAGGTCTGGGTGCCAAGCAACTGCTCACCCAATGTAATCAAGCCTTGTTCTTTTGACTCAATCTTTAGGTTTTTGCAGAAGTGATAGAACTTAGCGCGGTCAAAATTCATTTTGTCTTTCTGGCGACTAACTGGTAGCCAACGTGTGCAATCTGTAATTCCTCGATAAAGATATTCACAAAGGCATCCACCGCCGGTTTGGGCACGTGGTTAGGGCGGCTAAAGTCACCCCATAGGTAGTCATCAAAAACCATAAAGCCACCTTTTTCAAGTAGGGGCCATGCAAGGCAGGCATCGGTTAGCACGTCTTTGGCAATATGGGAGCCATCAATGTAGATAAACGCATACTTGTTGTTCAAGTTTATCTGTCGAGCAAGCTCGCTGGTGGACAGGCTCATCATGGGCGATACCTTGCGCTCTGGAAACTTCTTGCGCAGCAGGTACATGTTGTAGTCAAAGTTAGCCCAGGCACCCTTCATCTCGTTGTTGACATGCTCTTCGCCACCTTGCCAGGTGTCAATGCAGATAATCTCGCCACCGTCTTCCATCATGTTCTCAACGATCCAGGTGGTAGACCGCCCTTCAAAGGAGCCAATCTCTAGAAACGCCTTTTTGTTTGGCAGGTGTTGCGTGAGTTGTTGCCATACGGGAGGTGCCCACGAAAACCAGTCTCTAGTGAACTTGTATTCACTCATGTCCTGTGCCCTTCGTCTGCCTTTGCAACAGCCTTTTTAAGCGCATCCAATGCAGCATGGCAATCTTTCCTGACCAGCCTTGCCACCTTCTTTGCCTCTGGGTGTACGTCTCGATCTTCGTCAATCCCATTGCAGCCATCAACAATCTTTTCAAAAGCCGCAACCGCCTGCTTCATTGCCTCTATGCTCATTTTTTCTGCCCTTCTTTCCACTGCCACAACACCATCATCTCAGCCCTGAGTTCGTGCATGGCACCCTCCCCCCTAATCTCGTTAATCTTCTGCAAATACCCCTGCCGCGTCCTCTTGCTCCTGTAGGTTTTTAGAACCCACTTGGCCTCATGGTAGCGACGCCACTCCTCAGAGTAACTACCCATCTGCCTGCCATCCACCGTTGTGACCAACCTGGCTTTCTTATGCACTTCCCCGCATGAGAAACACTTAAGCCTTTGGTCAATCCCCCCATCAGCCACCTCATTAGGACTCATCCACCACTTCTACATCCCGCCACTCACCCTTAATCATGTGCAGTGGCCCCATCTTTACAGCATCTGCATTACTCCACCACTGCTGAAGCACTAGATCACTTTCTCGGTCTTTCAATAACCACCTTAACCTCGCCGTAGGCGACATCACATCTGTTGTCATCTCACCCTCCATACACGAATACCATCACCCTCTTTCCTACACACAAACTGACGGTCTAACCGCCTACCCTTAATCCGGTTGTAGTTACACAAGATGTTCATGTTCCCACCATGCACTAAAAAACTCTCACCCACCTGCAACTGCTCATGCGGGTACTCATGCCTCACCTTCTCTTTCGGTAACGGCACACTCTTATCTATTTCATACATACGCACTCCTTTCAACAAGTGCATAAATACTAACACGGAAAAACCGTTTTTCTCTTGGGGCGGGGAGGCGGATAGGGCACGACAATTGAGAGGTCGAAACCCATTCGTGGCCCAGACAGACCAGACAGTCCATCCCTGGCTACCACGTCATGGCACATGTAGGCCATGCGGAAAGTAGGCACGCATGCACCTTCCCTGTGCCCCTTCCATGCGGTAACCCGTGCCCCTTTTAGGTGCAAGCGGAGCGCGAGCAGTGGCAATCCCCATCTATTCACCCATGCATCCCGTATCTATAGTCTACGTCTATAGGGTTACGTATAACGACAAAAAAATATATCTATATATATAGGGAACCGTA